TTTCTCCGCCTGGAAGTGTCGTAATCTCTGTTCCTCTTCCACCCTCTCTACGAGGCAACCAGTAATCTTCCAGCATTGATTGGTGTTTTCGGTCATCTCTCACTTCACCAGTTTGTGCATCATAGACAAGTTTGTTTTTGTAACGAGTCATGATGTCTTTAAGATACTGTTCTGCTTTTTGTTTTGGAAGGTTACCAACATCAATATAGAAAATCCTTCGTTCTGGTGCTCTTGAAATACGGTAAATGACTACCGAATCTTCAATCATTCGTAATTGATTAAGAGGTTTAATTGCTTTATGAAGATATGAAAGAACCATTCTCTTGTCTTCGTTTAGTAATCCTGAATGACAGTATGCAATAGAATCTGCTGCAATTCTCATTACTTGACCACCCTGTTTACCATCCATACCACCTTCGTTGAATGCAAAGTATTCTTCAACTACGGGCATTAAAGAATTTTCACTTGGATCTTTTGGTGGGAGGATTTGGCGAACTTTTCTAATCTTGAGTGCATCAATCGGTCTGAGTTCTAAAATACCTTTTTTGGGATTTTCGGGATCTATTATGATGTGATAATAAAGTCTTCCATCAACATACCATTTTCGGAAAGTATCAAATCCAGTTTCATTAAATTTTAACAGACTTAATACTTCTCTAAAATTTTCACCTATTTTTGTTTTAATATCTGGTGAAATATTAACATTGGTAAGATTGAGGGAAACTGGGGCTTGTTCTCTGTCTGACACAACAGCATCATTTACTATGTCGTCTATTGCAATTTCCGTTTCTGGAAAGAGTGCCATAGATCTATAACGTATGATTAACTCTGCTTCATTCTTCGCAGAACCTTCCATATCCAAATAAGTAGCGTAAGCTCCGCCAGGAGTTCCTGCTACATCTATTGAACCGTCTTCTGATTGTGGGAGTGCAAAAGAAACGTGATCCTGTTGTTCCTTTTCTTTTTGTGATCTTCCAATTGTAAAACCAAATAATTCAACGGCCATATACTACTCCAAGAGGTAGGGAGCGAGTGCCCCCTCGGCCCCTAGTTAGTTTAAGTTATAATATAAAATAATAAAAGTTTATGTAACTATTGTTCCATGTGTCCAATAGTCATACGCAAATTCAACAGTAAAGTCTTCAATTGTATCGTTGTCACTCCAAGCCAAATCAATTGCAGCAACATTAATTGGAAAAATATTTACAAAATTATATGCTTCTAATACTGTACCACCAGCTTTAGCATACTGATTTACAGTAGCCTGTCCATAAAGAGTTCCATCTCCTGCACTTATCGTTGCTACATTTCCTTCGTGAGTACCCATTGCTGTTATCCACTTTTCCATAGCATTTCTGATATTGAAATCTTCATCATTTATTATGGTAACTGTCCAGTTTTCAAATGTTTTATTGCCTGGTACTTTAACCACTCTACCAAAATAAGGAACTTCTACAACTCCAACTGTACTAGATGGAATCTGTGCAGCTTTACATGCAAAAGTAAATTCACTAGCATTAAGTCCTGCGACAGGTGCTCCTGTCATTGTGACATCAAATAAATTAGCTCGTGCACCTGCATTATTTAGTGCATTACTTCTAAATGTGTTTATTGAAAATGCCATTTTTACTTTCCTCCGATGACTAAAATTAAAGATGTGATGGGGAAGTCTTTTTTACAAGTGCTGCCTTCGCATGCCATCGTCTTCCCCCATCTATTGAGTTATATACTATTATTTATACTACTTGTTTAACCAACTACTTCTGCAAACTCAACTCCACTACGAACCGCAACAAAGTTTAGTTGAATAAAGTTGATAGAACGATTTGGTTTAACATAAATGTCGCCTACAAATTCGTTACGATCAATTACGTCACCAGTATTATTTGAACCATCACAGACAACTTTAAAGTCTGTAACACCATCACGACCTTGAACATTTCTCAAGAATGGTTCTACTGCGGAAACAAACTGAGCTCTTGTGAAAGCATCGTTGAATTCAAATAGTTGTGCTCGTGCAAACCTTGCAATAGCTTTTTCAAGAATAATGAAAAGTCTTCGTACATTAATTCTATCAAAGGCAGAAGGTTTTGAAAGAAGAGTCTTATCACCAAATAAAACAGTTCCGTCACCCATAAATGTTACTACAGGATTAATACTCTGTTTATAAAGTAAGTCTCTTTCAGATTTTCGTGGATTGAAAGGAAGTTTTACTACATTTCTGAAGTTTCCTCTATTGAAACCAGCTGGAGAGAACCAAGCGTCTCTACTTGCTTCTGTAGCAGCAGTAACACCAGCAGTATCTCCACAGAGAGGAACATAACGATAAACATCATTATACTTGTCGTATTGATACTTATATCCAGAATCAAGAACCGCATAAGAAGAAGACCCTAGACTGTTTCTAAAATCAACAACATCATCAACTTCACTTCCGTCATTATTGACAACATCTGCCAGTTCTGGAGAAAGGAAAGCTACAACATCTTTTCTACCTTCGGCGATTGCAATAATTTGAAGTGCGACTGTTGCAGAAGCTTCTCCACCAATCAGTAGTCCGATATCCACTTCTTCCGCATCTCTAAACTTATTAAATGCAGTAATTTTATCTCCGTCTGAAGGAGCAGAACCATCAACTCCACCAGTTAAACTATCGGTAGATACGAATGAACCACCAGTAATACCAGAGGCATATTCAGCTCCAGCAGTTGCAGCTACTCCCCATGCAGTAACAAGACCGCCAGCTGTTGTATAAGCATCACCTATAGCGTCATGATCCATCCACCAAACATACTTAGATCTGCGATTAAGAACATCAACATAATACGCCGATGTACCATCTTCGTATTTTGCACCCTTTGCAACAGAAGTACCAGTAAAAGTTTCTAATGATGTTTCTCTTGTACCTGTCCACTCTCCATCTTCATCAACAACTATAATGTGCACTTCATCATAAAGAGCACCTTTTGCACCAGAATGCTCTGTAGTTACTGGTTCTTTGTCAAAAGAACCAGCATATTCCCATGTTCTGGAATATGTTTGAGCAGTTGCAGTATTTGTGAACGGTGTGGAAACGATCATTACAGAAGAATTGGTTATTGAATTAACTCTTCTCTCTTCTGCATTAATTTTAACGATATCACCAACTGAGAATTGTAAGTTTAAAGCTGTTGCAAGAACATCAGTTGTTCCAGATTGAGATACAGTTGTACTATTTGCTGTTATTGCAACTGTTCCTAACATATTCCTTGATGGTTCTGAGAATGCTGATCTCTTTAACCGAATAGCAGTATTACCTGCACCAACTGCTGCTGTGGGTGAAATTGATACTGCTGCAACTGTATTTGATGTAATTGCACTAATGACAGCACTGTATGTGTTTCCTCCACCAACATCAATATTAATTCTATCACCAATTCTTGTTTCTGTTCCGAAAAGAGTAGAAATTCCAGTTAGAACTCCGTCTGTATGAACATTGACTGTTCCTGTAAGAGTTACATCAGAGTTTCCCGCAACTACTGTATTACCAGATGCGAGGTTGGCTCGTGTTGGGCCACAAATGGAAACTTTAAGACTGTTTCCCAAATCTCCACCCCACTTAGCAGACCAATCACCTTGAGGTGTTACTGGTGTTCCTTCTTGTTCTGAATATGTTGCTTGATAATATGATGTGTTTGAAATTAAAACAGCAGTTCCAGTTGAAGAAGCGTTCTTCATGTCTGTGTTTGTAGTCCTTACAACATGAAGTGCACTTGAATACGTTAGAAAGTTTGCTGCTGTTAAAAATGATCCGAATGTGTTTGCGTCAGGAGATTGAAATGTTTCCACCAACAAATCTTCTGAATCAATTAATGTTACATCATTGACTGGGCCCCATCGGAATGCTCCTGCAAAACCAGCATCTATTGAAGAAATACCAGGCACGATAGTTGTTAAGTCAATTTCAGATGTGTTTACGCCAGCTGATACTTGAAAAGGCATGTCATCTCTCCTAATTTTAGTTAATTAATATAAAGTTATCTTATTATGATTATTTATAAAAACCCCAAACTCTGTATTTTGAATGTTTATTGAGATATAAATACTTATATGAACACGCGGAGGTAACATGAAAGAGATTGAACGCTTTTTAACAAAAATAGACAAGAACACAGGAAGTGGATGTTGGGCATGGAAGGCTTCAAAAACACAACAAGGATATGGAATGTTTTCATATCAAGGAAAATCTATACCTGCACATAGGTTTTCTTATCTACATCATAAAGGAGAGATACCTTCGGGATATATCGTGCATCAAAGTTGTGGCCAAAATTCTTGTGTAAATCCAGAACATCTGATAGTATGTACAAAATCTGAATCAAGAATAGATTACAATTCTACACGAATACATCCAGATGCTAAAAAATTACTTCAAGATATAAGACACGATAAAGAAGAATCGGATGCAGATTTTGGGTTTGGAACAGATGTTTAAAAATAAGTTCTTTGTGAGGGTGATACTTCCCACTTTTGACCTGTATTGTCCGTGTAGGTGTCTTCTTCGCGACCATCATCAATAATACCAAATGGAAGCATATCCTGTTCAAACTGCTCTTCAAATTCTTCATACATCTTTTGTCTAAGGTCAAGGTTTGTTATGTCCTTAAAGTATCTCTGTTGAACTAACCAAGCAAAGATTACTAGCGTCATTGCAAGATCATCGTGAGTTCCTTCTTCTGCTTCAAATGAATTGTGCCTAGATGCAAAAGTAGTTAACTCAGCAATAGTCTCAAAGTCTGGAACTATTAACTTGTCTGTTTCAATCATTTCTTTTAGAGTGGCACAACCAATCCTTTTAAGTTGTTTACTGGTTCGTATTCCAAGTTGGATGTTCTTTGAAAACCCTCCTCCAATTTGTTGTCCTGCTCTACCCTTCATAGAAGTTATCATAACATTTTCATATTCAAGGTCATAATGTAAAGTCTCTGCCACCTGTGCACCCATATCATTAATTTCTAATAAAATAAAGGCAGTGTTATACTTCATTCCCACTTGATATATAATATTTGGATATAACATGGGGGAAATATTATTGTCTCTATACTTTGCAACTTGACGATATGGTATCTGTGAAACATCAAAAACAGAGAATGCTGAAAAGTCTTGACCTTTTCCTTGAGCTGTATCAACAATCATACAGTATGTGGCTTTCTTGATTGGTTCTTCATACACATCAATATTGTTTTTTGAAAATACAGGCTTCTTAAATACCATTGACCGCAGTTTTGACGCATCTATAAGAGTATGAGTTGAACCTAAAAATTCACAAAGAAATTCTTGATTGAACTGTACCTCTGAGGTATTTTTGATGGTTTCTTGTCTCCACTTCTCATCTCTGCCAGGCACTTGTGTATAATGTACTTCAATTGGAATATAGTTGTTGCGTTTCTCTTCCGCGTCTATCCACATTTTATAGAAGAGATTCATACCTAGCGGAGTTGAAACGATAAACACTTTGGTAGTTTCACCAGAAGATATGGTAGGATACACAGAAGTAAAGAATGATTCGGCGATGGTATTTGGAACGTGTGCGAACTCATCAAGAAAAATGATGTTGAAAGAAGACCCCCGAACTGCTGAACCAGAAGTTGCAGATGCCAACATCTTTGAGCCATTTTCTAGCTCAATATTTCCCTTGTTCCAAACCGTCACACCTTGTTGAAGAAACTTTGGTAGGTGTTCGTATGCTAACTGTAATCGTGACAGAAGTTCTCTGGCAACAGCACCCTTGTTCGCAAGTACTGCCACGTTGACTTCTGGATTGAACAGGATGTAATGTAGTAAATAGGATATGATAGTAGTGGATTTGCCCGTCTGTCTAGGCATTTTACATATCACAAATCTTTCATCATGAAAATTGTTTATCATGTCTTCTTGAAAATCCCACATATCAAATGGAACTAAACCACGATCAACATTCACAATTTGGACATAATTTTTAATAAAGTATAATGGAGATTCCATACACTTCTTGTACTCTTCAACCGATTCTGGTGTCCAATCTACTTTGACACCTGTACCTTTTAGATTAGGATTTCCGAGGTAAGATTGTTTGGATGCCATCACATTTCTCTTTATTCATTTTTTATTGATTTCCCAGTTTTAAGAAATTTCTGTAATTCTGCTGTTGAACCCACGAAAAGATTATTGGAAACATTTTTGGGGCCAGAAGTTTCCTGTGAAATATCTTTTTTTGTCTTATGTAAATTTAGCAGTTCTTTATTCGTGTCAGTAAGTTTTCCAATTAACTGCCCGAAAACTTCCATCGCACGAGGGTGTTCTGAGCTTTTGGCGATTTCAAGCATTTCTTCCAACCCATCTTGTCCACGTTCTATGAGGTTGTAAAGATTTTCTCTTACATACTGAAAATCTGTTTCACTATCATCATTTGTGATAACAGGAACAATACGTTCTGCCTTAACAACTTCTTTCTTAGGTTTTTCTACAATACCTAAAACTTCATCTAAGTGGTCATCTATATTCATAGGCATCACATCTCTCATGTTGCTATATCAGTGCCAGTTGTTGGATCATTGTATTTACCTTCATCAAAAAACTCAAAAGTTTCTGAAAAACCATAATCAGAGTTAGCTGTTGCAGAAAGAGGTGAAGGCGCAATTGTAACGCGAGATTTGATTGTAGCGTCTTGTACACCATCAGTAGTATTTTCGTTTACAATTCTTGCTCTACTGAATGTTGTGTATGAAGTACCTTCATTATATCCGTCTAATATTATATAGTTTGTAGTATCTGGTGTACTATCTTCAAATATGATAAACTCGGCAGTTTCTATTTCTGTGTCTCCGCCAGGTATTCGGAAATTAACTTCAATTGATTTAATAATTTGACCAGATGTAACATTTGGATAGATAAATCCTTTAAGTGTAAATGAAAGAGTCCAAGTAATGGTTCTTCGCGCGGATAAATCACCTTCATATTCGTCTGCTACATCAGCAGAGTTTAATGTAATAGGAACATCTGCTTTGATGTTCATATCGGGAATTGTATTGACAGTAACGGTAAACTCTGGTGTAAAATAAGGAAGTATCTGTTCTAAAATTTGTGTTCCATCTTCAGCATTCTTGACAAGTATAAACAGTTGGAAATCAAAATTGTAAGGAACAGGATTATACATTGTGACCATGCTGGTAGTAGTAGAAGAAGTGTTTGCTTTAACATTTCTACCAATCGTATTCAATTTTCTCGCGGAGTCGTAAGAAACTCCTGTCATTGCAAACCCCATTCTTGGAGTTCTCGTCGCTGCAACTTTCCTATCTGCAGTGGTATCTTGAACAGCAAGTAGCCACTTTTGTTTGGGCCCATACGCAAGAGGAACTTTTATTCTTTCAACAATAACATCACTTGAATTTTTCCTTTCAATATTAATATCATTGAAAAGAGTTCCAAACACCGCTACATATTTTCTTATAGTTTGATGATAAAAGGTAGATCCTAACATTAGTACCC